GCACGTACACCAACTCACAAGGTCAACCAGTTCAGGCGCAATACGCACCCGCTGGTCAAACCGATATGGTTGCCTACGTCGTTGATGATCCAATGGCTGCCTTCCAAGTGGCAGTTGTGTCGGGCACTACCGTCATTGCGAGCGTAAGCCGCGATGTCGTTGGTTCCAACATGGCTTTGGTGCAAAACGCAGGTGATACAAACACCGGTAACTCCGGCGTTGCCGTGTTGTCTTCCAGCACAGCAACCACCAACACCTTGCCAATCCGCGTGATTGACGTTGTGCCCGCAACCGCTACCGGTGCCGACGCTTACGTCGAGTTGATCGTCAAGATCAACACCCACCAGTACAACAACACCACTGGTGTTTAAGGAGCTAAATCATGGCTATTTCACGCGCACAACTACTGAAAGAACTGCTCCCGGGCCTGAACGCTTTGTTTGGTTTGGAGTACAAGAAGTACGGCGAAGAGCACAAAGAGATTTTTGAAACTGAAACCTCTGAGCGTTCTTTTGAAGAAGAAACCAAGTTGTCTGGCTTCAGTGCCGCACCAGTGAAGAATGAAGGTTCTGCATTGGCGTACGACAACGCGCAAGAAGCGTGGACTGCACGTTACGTGCACGAAACCATTGCGATGGGTTTCTCTCTGACCGAAGAAGCTATCGAAGACAACTTGTATGACTCGTTGTCCGCTCGATACACCAAGGCTCTGGCTCGCGCCATGGCTTACACCAAGCAGGTCAAAGCTGCTTCGATCCTGAACACTGCCTTTACTGGCGGCCCCACCTACGGTGACGGTCAAGTTCTGTGCTCGACAGCCCACCCTCTGGTGTCTGGTGGTGTTAACAGCAATCGTCCTACTGTCGCTGCCGACTTGAATGAGACTTCTTTGGAAGCCGCTGTCATTCAGATTGCAGCTTGGACAGACGAGCGTGGCCTGTTGATCGCTGCTCAGCCTAAGAAACTGATCGTTCCCCCAAGCCTGCAATTCGTTGCAACCCGCTTGTTGGAAACCGAACTCCGCGTCGGTACTGCTGACAACGACATCAACGCACTGAAGAACAACAGTTCTATCCGCGAAGGTTACGCTATCAACCACTATCTGACGGATACCAACGCATGGTTCTTGATGACTGATGTGCCTAACGGTTTGAAGCACTTTGTCCGTAGCCCATTGCAGAATGGCATGGACGCTGACTTTGATACCGGCAACAGCCGTTACAAGGCCCGCGAGCGTTACAGCTTCGGTGTTTCCGACCCTCTGGGTATCTTCGGTTCCCCCGGCGCTTAATATCCGCCTGTGGAAAAGTGAAAAGGGAGCCTTGTGCTCCCTTTTCTTTTGGGGTATATTGCGAACACCCCCGGACTTTCCGGTGTATCTGACGGCTCCGGGCCGACGACATGCAGACAGATGCACCTTAACTCGCATGTGAGGAAATCACCATGGCAAAGTCAACATTCTCCGGCCCAGTCAACTCTTTGGCCGGTTTCATGCAGCCCGTTGCGTACATCACGTCGGCTGACACCTCCCCCATATCCATTCAGGCGGGCCTTTCGTACGTCATTTTGGACGCCTCTCAAGGTGGCCCCGGCGGCGTAGTCACACTGGTACTGCCCCAAGTAACCAGCGGCACTTTCTTGCCCGGTCAGTACCCCGCTGATGCCAATTTCAACGGCATCCGTGGTCAGGTGTACAACCAGTCTAACGACTCCACGCACATCCTGAAGGGCTTTGGCACTCAGCCGGTGAACGAGAACGCTGATGGCGTCGAGATTGGTCAGGGCAAAGTCATTCAGTGGGTGGGTAACGGCAACCAATCCGCCCCATGGCTGGCCATCACCAGCGATCTGGCTACTGCCGTTTAATCAACCTCGGGGCTTTGGCCCCTGTCCTAAAGGAGATTGATTATGGGTATGCAATATGACGTTAAGGCGGCACACTCGGAAGCCACTGGCACTCTTGTTTCCGGTCGAAACCGACTCAAAGGCTATCAGTGTTTATCTGGCGGCACTGCTGGCGATATTATTTTTCGTGATGGTGGGGCCAGCGGAACAATTCGCTTGCAGTTTAATATTCCTGCCAACACAAATAACCCGTTTGCAAACTTAATTCCCGGAGAGGGCATTGTGTTTGTAACGGACATACATGTAACGCTACCCACCGCAGCCAAAGTTACGGTGTTCTATGGCTAAGAAGACCCCATCCCTTGCTATTGGTCGTGGCGAAAAGCTGCCTGCTTCCAAGGGGGCGGGTTTGACTGCCAAAGGCCGTGCCAAGTACAACGCTGCAACCGGCAGCAACCTCAAAGCCCCGCAGCCGCAGGGTGGTAAGCGCAAGGACTCGTTCTGCGCACGCATGAGTGGTATGCCGGGGCCAATGAAAGACGAGAAGGGCAAGCCTACCCGCAAGGCGGCTTCCCTCGCAAGGTGGAAGTGCTGACATGGAAATGCTCGTTTGGAACATCGTGCTGACAGCCATTGTGGCTCTGCTCGGTTTTGTGCTTAAAGAGAAATTTGGCGAGATCAATCGACTCGGCATTTTGCTTAACCGCACCCGCGAAGAAGTGGCGCGTGATCACATCACACGTAGCGAATTCCGTGCGGATATGCAGCAGTTGCTTGACAGGTTTGACCGACTTGAACGCAAGATTGACAATTTAAAAGGAGCGAGTTATGAAGCATGACGACGTAAAGATGGACAAGGGCATGATGCAGAAGGCCGTGAACAAACACGAAGGTCGTCTGCACAAAGGTAAGCCCATGACCAAGCTGGCAAAGGGTGGCAGTGTCACTCGCGCCGATGGTTGTGTAACCAAGGGCCATACCAAGGGCAAACAAATCACTATGCAGAAAGGTGGGATGTGCTAATGAAAAAACGTAAATTCAATGATGGTGGCATCTACACCGCCGAGATGGGTAAGCCCCCACAAGACATCGACGGCGGGTCTGCGCCCATGAAAAGGCCGATGCCTAAGCCCCCTATGGCCATGAAAAAGCCCATGCCTAAGAAGCCCATGATGCCTATGGCCCCCAAGCCCCGTGGCGTGCCCCCTGAAGCACCTACGATGCCCGGCATGAAAAAGGGTGGCGCTGTAGCCTCCACTTCCAAGCGTGGCGACGGTATTGCTACAAAAGGCAAAACCAAAGGCGCTCAGGTCAAGATGAAGAGCGGCGGGAAGTGCTGACATGAGAGCCAGTCGCGGTATGGGTGCTATTAACCCAGACAAAATGCCCAAAGCCAAGGTGAAAAAGCGTCGTGACAACACGGATTTCACCGAGGATGGGCAGGTGCGCCAGCGCCGCGACAACACGGACTTTCTTGAGTTTGCCGAGGGTGGAAAAGTCAATGCTGCGGGCAACTACACCAAGCCCAGTCTGCGCAAGCGGATTGTGTCTCAGGTAAAAGCCGCAGCAACGCAAGGTACGGGGGCTGGCCAGTGGTCAGCCCGTAAGGCTCAGCTTGTGGCCAAGAAGTACAAAGCCGCTGGCGGCGGGTACAGGGACTGACATGAAAGCGCCCCAGCAATCCCTCAAAGACTGGGGCGACCAGAAGTGGCGCACCAAGAGTGGGAAGCCGTCTTCAAAAACAGGTGAGCGTTATTTGCCGGAAAAGGCTATAAAATCGTTGAGTCCTGCCGAGTACGCGGCTACTACGAAAGCTAAGCGGGCTGGTAAGGCAGCGGGCAAACAATTTGTTGCCCAGCCTAAAACGATTGCAAAGAAAACAGCGGGGTATCGGTAAATGAGCACTTCAGGCACCTCCGGCTTCAACCTCGAATTCACAGAGATCGCTGAGGAATCGTGGGAGCGTGCTGGCCGCGAGATGCGTACAGGCTATGACCTGCGCACCGCACGTCGCTCCATGAACCTGATGACCATTGAATGGCAGAACCGTGGCATCAACATGTGGACGATTGAGCAAGGGGTGATCAACCTCGTGCAAGGCGTTAACACCTACGCGCTGCCCAACGACACCATTGATCTGCTGGAGCATGTCATCCGTACCGGCGCTGGTAATGTGTCTACGCAGTCAGACCTCTCAATCACACGAATCAGTGTCTCCACGTACGCGACGATCCCAAACAAGTTACAACAAGCACGCCCAATCCAAGTTTGGATTCAGCGCATGTCGGGCCAAGAAAGCCTGACTGCTGGCTTGCTGTCGTCCACGATCAACTCAACTGCTACCACGATCACCCTGAGTGACGTGACGGCGTTGCCAGCGGCGGGTTTTATCCGTCTGGACAGCGAAGTCATCAGCTACGGCTACATCACGACTGTTGTGGGTAGCACGCAGGGGACGCTCTCTAACTGTGGCCGTGGCCAACAAGCTACCTTCCCTGCCGCGCATACTGCTGGGGCTTCAGTTTATTGGCCCCAAGTGCCTGCGGTAACCGTCTGGCCAACCCCAGATCAAGGCACCGCAGCCGCGCCCTACTACCAGCTTGCTTACTGGCGTATGCGCCGTATTCAGGATGCTGGGGCGGGTGTTGAGACCGCAGACATGAATTTCCGCTTTTTGCCCTGCGTAGCGGCTGGTTTGGCCTATCACATTGCTATGAAGGTGCCTGAACTCGCACCACGCATTCCGATGCTGAAGGCCGCATACGACGAGCAATTTGACTTGGCCGCAGGAGAGGACAGAGAAAAGGCTGCAATTCGGTTTGTGCCGCGTCGCTCCTACATTGGGGGTGGCTAATGGGTAACCGTTTTGCTTCCGGCAAGACTGCGATTGCAATCTGCGACCGCTGTGGATTTCAATTCCGTTTGCGTGAGTTGCGCACGCTGATCATCAAGACCAAAGAAGTCAACATTTTGGTCTGCACGAATTGCTGGGAACCTGACCAGCCGCAGTTGCAACTGGGTATGTATCCGGTGGACGATCCGCAAGCATTGCGGAACCCACGTAAGGATAATACGTACTACCAGTCGGGTACGACCGCAACTGGGTCGATTGGTGAAGGTAGCCGGAACATCCAGTGGGGCTGGGCTCCGGTAGGGATGGCGCAAAGTTTTGATTCTGCGCTCACACCAAATAACTTGGTGGGGCTCGGACAAATTGGTACAGTAACGGTTGTGATCACATAAGGAGTCCAAAATGGCTTTTACAAAATCTGCGGATGGCATCGCTAAAAAGGGCAAAACCGAAGGCAAAAACCTCGGTAACAGTGGCCCTGCGGTTGGCATCCAAGCTGGTGGCAAACCCGGCAAAAGTGGCGGCGGCAAATCTAACACCGACATGAAGTCGATGGGCCGTGGCTTGGCAAAAATTGCAGCACAAAAGCGAGGCTAATCATGGCTACATACAGCAAGAAAATGATGGGTAAAGAGGTTGGCGCTGCCAGCGTCTACGCCAAGCCGCACACGATGTCCGGTAAACCTGTCAAGCTGACAAGCAACCCCGGCAGTGGCCCAGACCACAGCAAAGCTGACACCGTGAACATGTCTGCTGGAAACATCTACAAACGCGATGATGCTGGCCCAAAAACCAGCGGTATCGTCGTGCGTGGTGGTAAGGCTCAGACCAAAGGCAAGATGGCCCGTGGCCCCATGGCATAAGAGGTAGCGCATGAACTACGCCGACTTGTGTACCAACATCCAAGACATCTGCGAGAACGAGTTTTCTGCGCAGGCGTTAGCTATGTTCACCGAGCAGGCCGAGCAGAAGATTTACAACACGGTGCAGATTCCTGCGATTCGCAAGAACGTAACAGGGGCGATGACGGCTGGTAATAAGTACCTCCAGATTCCCTCTGACTTTTTATACGTTTACTCGTTGGCCGTGATCATGTCCGATGGTGAGTATCACTACCTGATTGACAAGGACGTGAACTTTATTCGTGAAGCGTACCCACGGGACGTAACTGCCACGCGCAAGACCCCTAGGTATTACGCCATCTTCGATGCCTCTGCGTTCATCGTCGGCCCCACGCCCGATCAATCGTACAGCGCAGAGTTACACTACGGCTATTACCCTGAGTCCATCGTCACAGCAGGCACTACGTGGCTGGGCACTGAGTTCGATTCCGCACTCCTGAACGGCGCACTGATTGAGGCCATCCGCTTCATGAAGGGTGAGCCTGACTTGATTGCGGTCTACGAAAAGTTGTATGTTCAGGCAATTGGCCTCTTGAAAAATCTGGGCGATGGTAAGTTACGTACCGATACGTATCGAACTGT